GCCATTCAGGACGGCGCGGTGACGCTGGTGGACAACGAATATCCGGAAGTGACCGTGGACTTCGGGCGCAACAACAATCACACTGTCACGCTGACCGGCGGCGATCTGTGGGATAGCGGCACCGGCGATATCATCGGTGATATCAACGAGTGGCGATTCATGATGCGTCAGGCAAAGTTCGGTGGACCGGCGACTCGCATGACGGTCGGCACCGATGCTTGGGCGGCCATGTCGCAGGACCCGGCGGTCATGGAACTCATGGATATCACCGTGCGCGGGACTCAGGTGAACTTGAACCGGGGAACGCAGCAGGGCGAAGTCGTGGAGTTCATGGGCAGCTTCGACAACACGCTCGATGTTTACCTATACCGGGACTACTACGAAGACAATGACGGCAATACGACCGACTTCATGTCTCCGAAGGATATCGTCCTGACCGGGCCGAACATCATGGGCTACCGCTGCTTCGGCGCTATTCTCGACAAGCGCTCGCAGTTCAACGCCCTGCCGATCTTCCCGAAAATGTGGGATGAAAACGATCCGCCTGTGACCTTCCTCATGTCGCAGTCGGCTCCGCTCATGGTGCCGGTCAATCCGGATAACACCCTGCGCGCAACGGTCGTCTCGTAGGCCGGCGGCAACGAAACTCGGTGGCCCGGCAATAACGCCGGGCCACAGTCAAACAGGAATAGACAGGAAAACTACAATGGTTATGGTCTACGCAATTCATCGCATTCAGCGCCGCGACGAGAAGAACCGTCGCCATTCGATCCCGGCCAAGGGCTGCTTCGAATGCTCCGGCAAGGAATACGATCACCTTATGAATGCCGGTGCAATCCGTCACGCGACCAAAGCGGAGATCGCCGCCGCCGAAGACGACAAGTCGCTGCATCCGCAGAAGCGGATGGCCCGCGCTCGCACCCTGCGCGAACTTCGGGCGCTCAAGGCCGCCAAGGAATTCAAGCCGGAAGACTACAACCCGGACGAAGACAACGGCCCGGAAGATGACGACAACGGGCCGGAAGAAGGCGGCAAGAAGGAACAGCAGGCCAAGGCTCCGCAGGGCAAAGCTCCGCAGGGCAAGGGCGGCAAGAAGAATCTGGTGTGATCCATGGGCGAGACGTTTCAGCAACTTCGTGAACGCAGCAGGACGGCGCTTCATACCGCCATGTCTCGCGCTGCGCTGTACCTCACGGAGAACCCTGCTTACGTCTCGCCTACCGACACTCCGGACGAACCAGTCTATTTGCAGCAGGCTTGCACCGTGCGCCTTAGCTATGGGTTTCAACCCATGGGCGATATGAAGGGCACGAATTTCCATTTTGCGCAGCACGAAGAAGTGTCACCGAAAGTCATTCTTTGGCGCGCTGAAATTGCCGCCCCTGTCCGTGGCGCGATCATTTCGCTGGCCGCCGGGGAAGCATATCGTATCGATCACACAGACCCGTTTGACGGGCTGACGATCACCGCTGAATGTCTGCGGCTTACTCCGGGCGAAGCCGCCGATCTGCCGTTGCCGGTGTAACATGGCAGCATACGAACTCGTCACAGTCAGCGGCCTACAGGCGCTCTTGAAGTTCAAGCAGCTTCCGAAGGACATTGAGACTGCCGCCTATCGGTCGATCAACAAAGCGCTGGACCGGGCTCGTACCGACGCCGTGAGCCGGATGCAGAACCAAGTCAATTTCACCGCGTCGTATCTCTCGCCTTCCGGCAACAGGCTCAACGTGGCGAGCCGGGCGAGCGCCGGGAACTTACAGGGCAAGATCGTCGGTCGTGATCGGCCTACGTCACTGGCGCGCTTCGCTACGGCCACAAAGGCGAGCAAGCAGGGCATCCTTGTGCAAGTGAAGCCCGGCAGCGTCCGCTATCTCAAGCGGGCTTTCTTCATGCGTCTGCGGGCCGGTAGCGGCACGGAGACGCAATCGAACCTTGGCCTTGCCATTCGCCTGCCCATGGGCGTCAGACCGCGCCGGGCAGACAAGGGCGGCGCGAAACAGATTGCGCCCGGTCTGTGGTTGCTCTACGGCCCGTCCGTTGGGCAAGTCTTCAACACCGTGCGACAAGACGTGGTGCCCGCAACACTCGATTTCATGGAAGCGGAGTTTGAAAGGCTCCTAGCATTCAATGGCTAACACTGATCCGTTTAGACTCGCAATTATGAAGCGCCTCACGGCGCTGTTGCAAACCATTGGACCGTCAACCGGCTATACGGTTGATATGTCTGACAAGGTGTTTCGTGGCCGCGCGGTTTACGGTGACAGCGATCCGTTGCCGATGATCGCGATTATTGAACCGCCGGTTCCAATCGAACAGCTTCCTTCTCCGCTTGGATCGGACGGCTCAACCGGCCAGTGGCACATTCTCATTCAGGGGTTCTTGGCCGACGATCCGAAGAACCCGACCGATCCCGCGCATTTTCTGGCGGCGCAAGTCCGCCAAGTCCTAGTCAATCATCGCGTATCGCGATCTGATCCCGAAGTCGGTATGTTCGGGACGGGATCAAGAGCGAGTCGCGTTGACGACATTTTCATTGGAGCGCCGGTTGTCCGTCCGCCCGATGAAATATCAGCCAAGGCTTACTTCTGGCTTCCCGTCAATCTGGAAGTCCACGAAGACTTGTCTGATCCTTTGAACTACAAGTAAGCCAAACGGAGAGACAACCATGTCGAACAACTACACTTTGGGGCGGGGGAAAATCTGGTTCTCCAAGTTCCTTGACGATGGCGTGACGCCTGCGGGCTATCGCTACCTCGGCAACACGCCGGAATGCTCTTTCAGCATTCAGGCGGAAAACCTTGACCACTTCTCGGCAGATGAAGGAATCAAGGAAAAGGACGAGTCGGTCGCGCTGTCCACGACGCGAACCGGCCAGTTCTCTACCGACAACATCGATCCTGCGAACCTCGCGTTCTTCTTCTTCGGCGCGGATGACGCATTGGCGGTGTCGGCGGCCACCATCGGGCCGGAATCGCTCGGTGCGGTCAAGGTCGGTTATTCGTACCAGATCGGCGCGACTGACTCTGTGCCGCAGGGCCAGACCAATCTCACGATCCACACTTCGCCGTCCACGAAGATCATCCTCAAGGACGAGACGAACACGACCACCTACGTTGACGGAACGGACTACACGGTCGATCTCAACACCGGCCTTGTGACGATCCTCTCCGGCGGCGCCATCGCGGACGATGACGTGGTGCATGTCACCTACAAGACGACCGCGCAGTCAATCGAGCGTGTTATCTCCGGATCGACGCCGATTGAAGGCAGCATGAAGTTTATCGCGACGAACCCGAAGGGCAAGTTGTTCGACTACTTCATGCCGTGGGTGAAGATCACCCCGAACGGCGACTTCGCCCTCAAGGGCGATACGTGGCAGGTGATCCCGTTCAACCTCGAAATTCTCAAGCAGGCGAACCGGGAAGCCTTCTACGTTACGAGCCGCGTGGCCGCCTAGCAGGAACGGCAATCCACGTAAACTAGACTTAGCGAAAACAGGGAACCGCTATGAGCCTCAAGAAACTGAAATTCGCCAAGACGAACATCGATACCCCGATGGGCCAGATTGCCCTTCGGGGTATCAACCTCTTGGACGTTCGCACAATCCTTGTCAGCAATCCGGTCGAAGCCGAATTGATTTACAACAAGGCCACGTCCATGAGCGCCGACATTGACGCGGGCAAGGCAACGGACGGATCGGTCATCACCGAATTTCTCGGCCTGATCATCCAGACAATGCCGAAGCTGGTAGCTCGCCTGATCGCGTTGGCTTCGGACGAAGACGACGATGAAGCAGTAGAGATCGCTGGCAAGTTGCCCGTTGACGTGCAGTTGGAATGCCTCGCGGCCATTGCGAACTTGACGTTCGTCATGGAAGGCGGTGCCAGAAATTTTATCGCAAGGATCGGGAAATTGATGAAGGAGATCATGCCTCGGATGAAGGCCCCGGCGACGTAATCGAAGACGTTCACGCTTGGGTTTGGAATCTTCGCCAGAAGGCCAGCCTTCTCCGTAGTCAAGGTCACTCTCTAGCCGATCACTACCCGATAAATTTTCTGCTAGAAGAAGCACAGATCGCCGCGAGTCGCATGAACACGTTGATTGCGACTCAGGCGCTAGGTGTATCGATGGCGATAGCCGGGAACTTCTCGAAAGACGGTTCCAAGCACTTCGCCCGGTTCATTAAGCGGCTAAGAGAGTGACATGGCTGGAAACTCGCGAGACGTTGAACTCGTCCTAAA